TCTCCTTTTTTTATAAATATTCATATCAAATAATTTTTACGGGAAAAAACATGGCACTCTGGGGAGACAAAGATAACATTTTTTCTGGTGGAACAGTATCTTTAGATTACCAAACTGGCGTTGTTACCGGAAGTGGTACGACTTTTGGTAATGTTGGTGCCGCTGGAATTGGAGATGTTATCCGTTTTGGTGATGTTGTTGGTGGCACTTATTATGGAGATGCTGTAATCGTTGGTATTGCAAGCACAACTCAACTATCAATTGGTTCAACCAATGGTCTTAGTGGAGCTACCATTTCTGGAGCTCAGTTCACTGTAAACCAGGAACCAAAGTATACTATTCTTGATGTTTACTATAGTCAGAAGCACGAAGGTTCTGCTGGAGAGACAATCAATGCTGTTGTGACAACTGCATCTGCTCCTGGAGCATCAATCGGAACCAGCATCGTTGCTGTTGCTAGCACAACTGGAATTCTTGTTACAGATACTCTTACTGCTAGTGGTGGAGTCAGTGCTGTAGTTTCTTCAATCGGTGCTACAACTGTTTCACTTGGATCAACAATTTCAGCAGGAATCACGACTGGTGCAACTATTACATTTACACGTGTAACTGGTGGGCGCAATACTTATGTTGCTGGTGTTGCAACTGAGGGTGTTGGTGCTTCTGCTGGAACTGTATATGAAATTGGTGCAGGATGGGTTGGAGTTACCACCTATAAGGATGCTGAAGGTAACTTGAGAGTTAAGAAGGAAATTCTTGTTGCAATGTCTGGTATCCAGACTGGAAACGTTCCTATCTATGACGCAGATCCAACTGTATGATATTAATAGAATATGTTATTTGATGAGTTGAATGAGGATAACTTTCTTTTATTTGCTATTAAACATTATGAAAATCCTCAGGCAGTAACAAAAGAAGACTTTGAAAAAGACTTAAATCATTTTAAGTATATTAAAAGATTATTGAAACGATATAAGAATACAGGTCAGTTAAAATCTCATCTTATTCTTAATCATTTTATTATTCTTTATAATATTTTTGGTGATGCAACGACTCCTATGCTTTTCTATAAGATAGAAGAGGATTTGTGGTCCGCAATGAAAACATTTATTATATTTCTTGGAAAACTGCCTGAGTATCCAAAATGTTATATTCACGACGTACAAGTTGATTTAAACTGTCTCTCCGAATTGTATAAAATCTACAATGAAAAAGAAGAAAATTGATAAAGTTATTGAAGCATTTCGCAACTATAGAAACTTGAAAGAAGAGGGGATGGTTGCTGGACCAACTAATTCTCTTGCTGGAGGTAAAATAGCAGGAACTGTAGAAGCGGGAGATTCTCCTCCAGTGGATTTGCGAAGAGGTAAAAGAAGAAATTGGAATCCATTTTTTAAAAATATGGCAAAAATGCAAAGGAGAAATAAAACAAATTAATAAATAATAATAAAACTACTTGAGTTATTTGTTTTTAGTAGTATAGCAAAAATAACTCATGTCAGAGATGTTTAATTCAAATACTTCTACAGACACTAAAATTGCTGTTTTGGAAGAAAGACTTTCTTCATATGAGATTATGATGAGAAAGATTGACGAAGCAATACAGATTATGGGTAAAACTAGTCAAAATATTAGTAAAATGCTTGCTGTTCATGAAGAAAGAATAGAACAATGTCATAGGGCAGACGATTATATTGGCAGACTAATTGAAGAATTAAAATTAGAAAATAAAGATCAACATGATGCAGTAACTGAAAGAATAGAAAAAATAGAAAGTAAACTAGAAGAAGTTATAAAGTTTCGTTGGATAATCATTGGAGTTTTTGCTGTTATTTCCTTTGGATTTTCTCAATCTCGTATGGTTATAGATCTTCTAACACCAGATTCTTCTCAAGTACAAATACAAAAATAAATAGTTGAGTGTTGGCGACATGGCCAATGAAAACTAAAAATAAGACAACGATTTATTCCCTTCAAAAAATTACAAATTCAGTTATAAAGTGGACGGGTCTTATAACTGTTTTGTGTCTTGACAAGACCAGATAGTCTGGTAGAATAGATGGACACCTCACTGTATTGTCATGGATTTTGTTGATGTTAAATACATCAATTTGATATCTGGTAGATTTCAAAAGTTTAAAAAAGTAAAACCTAATCTTTATAATTTTCGTTGTCCTATTTGCGGCGATTCCCAAAAGAATAAAAATAAAGCAAGAGGATATTTGTATCAGGTAAAAAATAATACAAATTTCAAATGTCATAATTGTGGCATCAACATATCTTTTAATAACTTTTTAAAACAGATTGATCCTGTAGTCTATAAGCAATATACCTTTGAAAAGTTTAAAGAAGGTCATACTGGAAAAAACTTTACAGCAAAAGAACCTGTATTTAAATTTCAAACGCCAAAGTTTAAATCAAAAATAAATTTACCTAAAGCATCATCAAACTTTGATGCAAAGAAGTATCTGGAAAGTAGAAAATTAAATCCAGATAACTATTATTACACCGAAAAGTTTAAGGAGTGGACCAACTCTCTTCGCCAAACATTCGACAGTACAGATAAAGATGAACAAAGGATTATTATTCCTTTGTTTTATCAAAATAATCTAGTCGGATTTCAGGGAAGAGCACTTGGTCCCAGTAAGGTTAAATACATCACTATAATGCTTGACGATGACGCGCCAAAAATCTATGGTCTTGATGAAGTCCAAAAAAGTGAAACTGTCTACATCACCGAAGGTCCCTTCGACTCAACCTTCGTTCGCAACGCAATTGCTTTGTGTGGAGCTGATGGTGATGTTACTAAGTGGGGTATTCGCGATTGTGTTTGGATATACGATAACGAACCACGTAATACAGAAATCCTATCAAGAATTTCCCGAGTTATCGAAAATGGACAAAAAGTTGTCATCTGGCCTTCAACAATAAAAGAAAAAGACATTAATGATATGGTTCTATCTGGACTTGATGTTCAGAATGTGATAGAATCTAATATCTACTCTGGATTAGAAGCAAAACTTAAATTTACTGCCTGGAAGAAAGTATGAGTAACGGTACAAAGGTTAAAAAACGTGATGGACGAATTGAGTCTCTTGACCTAGATAAAATGCATCTAATGGTCGAAGAATCCTGTAAGGGTCTTGCAGGTGTCTCTGCGAGTCAAGTTGAGATGACTTCTGGAATTCAATTCTATGATGGAATCACTACTGCAGAGATTCAAGAAATTCTGATTCGTAGTGCAAGCGATCTAATTGATCTTGATCATCCCAACTATCAATACGTTGCTGCACGTCTGCTTCTTTTTTCTGTGCGTAAGCAACTGTATGGAAAAATGAAGGAACTTCCTACACTTGAGCAGCATATTGTTCAATGTGTTACTTCGGAAGTTTATGATAATGATATCTACAACAAGTATTCTCAAGAAGAGATTAATCGCGCTGATTCCTATATTGATCATGATCGCGACTTCTTATTCACTTATGCAGGTCTACGTCAGGTCGTTGATAAGTACCTCGTGCAAGATCGAAGCGGTGGTGGAGTATATGAAACTCCGCAATTTATGTACATGATGATTGCTCTGACTATTTTTGCAGAGTATCCAAAGGAAACCAGAATGTCATATGTAAAGAGGTATTATGACGCAATCTCAAAGCACAAAATCAACATCCCCACGCCTATCATGGCAGGAGTACGAACGCCACTTCGACAATTTGCTAGTTGTGTTCTTGTTGATGTTGATGACACCCTCGATTCTATCTTTAGCAGTGATATGGCTATTGGTCGATACGTTGCACAAAGGGCGGGAATCGGCATCAACGCAGGTCGCATCCGTGGCATCAACAGTAAAATTCGAGGTGGAGAAGTTCAGCACACAGGTGTTGTCCCTTTCCTCAAAAAGTTTGAAGCGACTGTCCGATGCTGCACTCAAAATGGCATCCGAGGTGGATCAGCAACAGTCCACTTCCCAATCTGGCACCAAGAAATAGAAGATATTCTTGTTCTTAAAAATAATAAGGGTACGGAGGATAATCGTGTTCGCAAACTTGATTACAGCATTCAGATCAGCAAACTTTTTTATGAGAGGTTCATTCAGGATGGTGAGATCACGCTTTTCTCCCCTCATGATGTACCTGGACTTTATGATAGCTTTGGACTCCCTAATTTTGATGAACTCTACTGTGCATATGAAAAGGATACGTCCATTAAGAAAAAAACTATTAAAGCACAGGAACTCATCCTTAATCTTCTTAAAGAACGTGCGGAAACGGGTCGTATCTACATTATGAATATTGACCACTGCAATTCACACTCTTCCTTTAAGGATAAGGTTGAAATGAGCAATCTTTGCCAAGAGATTACACTTCCAACTTATCCAATCCAACATATTGATGATGAGAATGGGGAGATTGCACTTTGCATTCTTTCTGCTATCAATGTAGGAAAGGTAAAGTCTGATGAAGAACTTGAGGAACTGTGTGATCTTTCAGTTCGCGGTCTAGATGAATTGATCGACTATCAGAAGTATCCTGTACGCGCTGCAGAACTTGCTACAAAGGCACGTAGATCTCTTGGAATAGGTTTTATTGGTCTTGCCCATTATTTGGCAAAACTTGGATTTAATTATGATTCTCAGGAAGCTTGGGATGCTGTTCATGGACTCTCTGAGTCGTTCCAATATTATCTCTTGAAAGCATCTAACCAACTTGCAAAAGAAAAAGGATATTGTGGATATTTTGGACGTACTAAGTATGCTGATGGAATTCTTCCCATTGATACCTATAAAAAAGATGTAGACGAAATTTCTTCTATTAAATTGCAACATGATTGGGAAACTCTTAGAGCATCAATCCTGGAACACGGTCTCAGACACTCAACATTGTCCGCACAAATGCCATCGGAGAGCAGTTCCGTTGTGTCAAATGCAACAAATGGAATCGAACCTCCTCGTGGATTCTTGTCCATTAAGAAGTCGAAGAAAGGTCCTCTTAAGCAAATCGTTCCTCAGTATCAAACACTTAAGAACAATTATACGCTTTTGTGGGATATGCCTAGCAACGTTGGTTATATTAACATTGTTGCTGTTATGCAAAAATTCTTCGATCAAGCGATTTCTGGAAACTGGTCATATAATCCAGAAAATTATGCCGATAATGAAGTTCCTGTGTCAGTAATGGCAAATGACTTTTTGACTACATACAAGTACGGGTGGAAAACTTCTTACTATCAAAACACTTATGATATTAAGACTGATGAGGTAGTAGAAGAGAAACCCAATCTTCAAGATTTGCTAAGTGAGTTAAGTTCAGTAGAGGAGGGAGAGTGTGAATCCTGTGCAGTTTAAAATTTCTTCAACAGAAGAACCTCAAACAAACATCAAAGGAATGACCGTTTTTAACACTGAAAAAGTAGATACCAAAAAGCAACCAATGTTTTTTGGTAAACCTCTTGGAGTTCAAAGATACGATTCATACAAATATCCAATCTTCGATAAACTGACTACCCAACAACTTGGATACTTCTGGAGACCCGAAGAGGTGTCTCTCCAGAAGGATCGTGGAGATTATCAAACACTTCGTCCAGAACAAAAACACATCTATACTTCAAATCTGAAGTATCAGATTATGCTTGATTCTGTTCAGGGTCGTGGTCCTGGTATGGCATTCATTCCTTATTGTTCTTTGCCTGAACTTGAGGCATGTATGGAAGTGTGGGGATTTATGGAAATGATCCACAGTCGCTCATACACATATATCATCAAAAACATTTATTCGGACCCTTCTGAGGTATTTGATACTATCATTGGCGATGAGCGTATTCTAGAACGTGCTAAGAGCGTTACAGAGTCATATGATGACTTTATTCAATCAGCACAGCAATATGGTGTGTCTGATACCTGGATGCATAATCTTGAAGGAGTATCATACGCAAAGGAAACAATCAATGACGTTAAACGAAAACTCTATAGAGCAGTCGCAAACGTTAATATTCTTGAAGGTATTCGCTTCTACGTTAGTTTTGCTTGTAGTTTCGCCTTTGGTGAACTTAAGCTTATGGAAGGATCCGCTAAAATCATCTCTCTTATCGCAAGGGATGAAAACCAACATCTAGCACTTACTCAGAACATTCTGAATAAGTGGAGGGAAGGTGACGATTCCGAAATGCAAAAAATTATGAAAGAAGAGGAAGAGTGGACGTATAAAATGTTTGATCGCGCTGTAAATGAAGAAAAGAAATGGGCAGATTATCTGTTCAAAGATGGCAGTATGATCGGACTGAACGATAAACTTCTTCAACAATACGTAGAATGGATTGCAAATAGAAGACTTAAAGCAATTGGATTAAAACCTCAATATGATATTTCAGCAAACAATAATCCACTTCCTTGGACTCAGCACTGGATTTCCTCTAAGGGTCTCCAGGTTGCTCCCCAGGAAACGGAGGTAGAATCCTACGTTGTAGGAGGAATCAAACAAGATGTTACCAAAAATACTTTCTCAGGATTCAAATTATGATGAATGGTGCGAGCAGGAAATCCTGAACGCATATAGAGAAGCAGCAGAGTGTGATGAGTTTATGTTTGGAGACTATGACTATTGTAAAGAATGGTTAGGTGCAAATAACTAATTACACATAGATAGAGGAGGTTATGCCTCCTTTTTTTTATGTCTAAAAATCAACTGACTAAAGATGAAATTAAAGTTCGTGTTTTAAAGTTAAAGGATAATCTTTATAAAGATCATATTAGACCAGAAATGGACATGAAAGGACTCGCTCATAAATATCTGAACGAAGTTCTTGATATTATTGATGAGTACAGATATTAGTCTTTTACGAAAAATATAATTCCTTCTTCTAATTGCTTTTTATATTTTTGATGTCCTATTTTATTTTCTTTTAGATAAGATACAACACTTTCCCAAGTTTTAGTTCCATCACTTACTTTTTTATTTCTTGATGTTGTAAGTGTTTTTTTATGTTCATCTGTAAGTTTTTTTCCATACATAGGATTTCCTTCTCCTTTGTACATATCACTTAATTTTTGTCTTACCTCTGGTCTATAAACTGGATTGTATGATTTATCTTTCATCTTTTCACTTCTCATATCACAAAATTTATCATTCTTCATAACAACCTCATAAATTCCTGCTCGTTCGCTTACAAAAAATCTTCCCTCAATATTTGTGTTATAATAATCATCAGTCATTAGAACATCTCTTTTGAATTGCTCCATAGTTTCGTAGTAGGACATAGATTTTTTATGAGGACATAGGTAAAGTATTTCTCTTTCAAATTTATCTTTACCTATAAGTTTTACATCTTCATTCAATTCATCACAAGAACCAAAGTAATTTTTCCAATCACTTTCTTTTGTTTTTCTCCTACCAGTTTTTTTATCTTTTCTTCTTGTCCAAAAAGATTTTTTGCCAATATATTTTCTATTGTTTGTTAAATTTGTTATTAGATACACAAATCCCTCTATGCCTTTCGGAGCATCTACAAAATCTTCGTCATTATATTTCCAAGTCATAGAAATACTTTCTTCCATTAAAACTATTTATACTGAAAATGTTTTTAAAATTACTAAAAATTATCAATTGGTTCTTGACAAGACAGAAGAGTGCTCCTATAGTGGAGGAACCTGCTTCCGAAAAGACTATTATGAACGCAACGACTGAAGATATTGTTGCTCACGTTAGGTCGTGGTCTCTTGACCGTGCTGCTGATATGAGTGTAGATAAGGAAGATGCACGTGCCATTCTTGCTGAATTTTATGAATG